TGTGCAATATTAGAATATATTATTGTTTCATTATTGCTTTCATTACCTAATTTATCTACCGCTTTGATACAAAAAGCACCACTTCTTGTATTGGTTGTGATTGATGTACCAGATGTTCTAGGTACTTGAAGCCAATTAACTGACTTATTCCATTGAGCATTTGATGTTACATTTTGATATCTAATCTCATAGAAAGATATATCTAAATCTGTGTTTGCATCCCAATTCAACTGCATTTGAGAACTACCAAGCATATTCACAGAAAAGTTTTGAACATCACTTGGTGGTTCAGTTGCACCCACAATTTTTCTACTAGCTGTGATTGTAGATGATGATATGCCAAGAGTATTGATTGCTTTTGCTCTTACTTCATAAGTAATATCATCAACAACATTTAACATCTCATAATTAAGTTCTGTGCCTTGACCAATTATTTTAAAGTTGGTTTCTGTGCTTTTTTTAGCTTCTACAACATAATATTGAACAAAATTATCTGTAGATGCACCAATGACTATGTTTAATCTTGTAATAACAATACCCTCTGAATATTCCACTAGCTCATCTGATAATGTAATTGATGCTGGTGCTTGAACTGTAAACGGATCTGGTAAAGATGTATTAGGTACTGTTGCCACTTCTGTTTTACTTGAAAAGGTGTACCAATCATCGTCATGTTCTATTAAAGATAATGATACTTCAAATGATGGATTGATTGCCATCCCCATGACTCTGAAAACTTTTGAACTAAATCCTGTTACAGAATGTGTGACAGAAACAAGATCACCTATTGCTAAATTCATAGCTTGATAATTAGCTGTTAATTCTAATCCTAAATTATCTCTACTTCTTTTTAAAACTATTTCACCAAACTCTAATGCTTGATAAGGACTTGTTATGGTTGGTAAATCGACAACTCCCTCTTGTAAAAAACCACCATCTGCTGTTTTTAATGTACTATGATCTGTGTCATAGATAATTGTATCTGATTGAAAATTTTTATCTGGGTTTACAAAATTTACTTGAACTCTATTAAATTTTTCGTTTTTTCTTGCACTTGATACTCTTATACCACCAATAATATTATCTTCATTAAGTGTAAGAACACTTGATCCTGTAGTTTCTATAATTAATTTATATTTACCTTGCGTGTAAGGTAAAAAACCTCTCATGCCTTTTAAAAGTGTTCTTGTATTGTCTATAAGTTTTTGTCCTGTATCTAATACTGCATTACAATCAAAAAGATTTATTTGAGATCCACCAGAAAAGGGTGTGACTTGTGTAACAGCAACTTGTGATGCTGAATAAAAAGTTGGTATATCTATATCACCTATTGGAATACCCTTACCAAATCTTGTATTTGTTAAATAATCCAATAAACAAAAAGCAGGATTGCTTGAAAACTGTCCTGTAGTTTCATTACTACTTGCATCAAAGGTTGATATTTTTCTACCTTGTACAATAGCTTGTATGCTTGGTATTCCTGTATATTTGTCATTATCCCATGTAATTCTAAATGCTATGTAACATAAACCAGATAATTTATGGTTACTTGTCCATGAACTAAGTGTTGTTAATAAAGAACTTGCTACTTGATCGTCAGCACCAAAAAAAGGTTGAACTTGTATTGTTGTTCCAAATTTACTGTCATTTGATGTAATCGTTGTTCCGTTTGCTATACTTGAACTAAAGGTTACAGGACTATCATTTACAATTATGCTTGTAATATTATTAATTTCACCTTCGCATAAAACAATAGCACCATACAAATATTGATTAGATGTTCCACTCGTTTCTAGGAAAATACGAACACCTCCAACTTTTCTTGTTCCATAAATTACAGGTATGTTTGCGTTGTTAGATTGTTTATTTACTAAAACACCCTGTGCTTGGGTGTCTTGTTGAAACTCTGGTATTTCTGGTTTTGGTGCTAACCAAGAAATGGCTTTTGATACAGCAATACCTGTGATTACACTTTTTGCAATCATAGTTAAAATTGGAATGAAAAAACCCATTATGATCTACCCCAAATCAAATCTTGTACTGTTAGTGCTGAAAACTCCATGCCCTTATCAGTAGAAAAAAAGTTTTGCTGACTACCTTCGTTTGTTTTTCTACCAGAAACCCTACTAAAATCTGCAAAGTGTGAAGTGCAACTTAATATCAATCTTGCTTTTTCTGTATCAATACTAAAACCCTCAATAAAACCAATATCATAATTAAATGTTCCAATTAAAGCATCTGAACTATCTAAAAGCCCAATATCTATTGTCACTTCATCATTTGATACATTGTTATTTAAAACAATAGATACAAAAGCACTATCAACTGCTGAAAGTTCTATTTGAAAATTACCTACATCAAGTTCTGATTTCTCAGCTTTACCACCAATAGATATTAGATGTCCACTTGATGTATATGTGTTTGAATTATGGCTAATATCTTTGTAATGGTTTGTAATTCTTTGCGGTGTTGGGAAAAGTATTTCTATTAATACAATAGGTTTTATATTCTGATTTTGTAGTTCAGTAGTAATTGCACTAGATAATCCTCTAGTCATTACAAAGCCTCAATAAAATCTACTTCATATCTAAAGGTATCTAAGTTGTCAGTTGTAAATTGTTGAATATCACTTGTTAGTCTAACAGTAAATTCTACACCATCATATGTTACAGCGGCATTATCTGATATTGCTGATCTTAATGGTGGCTCTATTGTAAGTGTTGCTTCATTACTTCCATCTGCTGTCACATCAGAAACAATCATATAAACTTTTGTATCACCTGCAAACTTAACAAGATCACCTGCCTTTAAAGTTCCTGTCATGGCATCAACTGTAATTGTAGTGTCACCTGCTGTATGTGAGGTTTTGACTAATACTGATCCAGATACATCACCTTTTGCATTTTTCAAATCTGGTAAAGATATTTGGAATGTTTCTTTTTGCGATCTTTGTTTCATAACAAAAGCAAAGACAGGTGCAAAGTCTGATCTACTTAATGCTGAATAACTTGTAGAAAACTTAAATCTTTGACCATCTATTTGAGTAGAAAACATTTTACCACTATCAGTAGTTGATACTTTTGTTCTTTGCTCTGATCCAAAGTTTATTGATCTAAACTCTGGTGTTGTTGGATAAGTGCCACTCATTATACTAATGCCTCTTTACCTTGTCTGTTCAAAGCATCATTTATAACATTGATAATAGTGCTTCGTCTATTTGTAAGCAATTCATCTACTCCTGTTGCATCAACTGTATTGATTGTAAAGTTTATGTTTGTAGATCCACCTGTTTGATTGTTTGGTACGATAGTTCCAGAAGATTGGGGAATGAAAATTTCACGACCTGCTTCTCCCACCGAAACAGGCATACCTGCATTTACTCTCCCACCAGATGATCTTGTAGGTAATAATGATCCTAAATTGAAACCGCCAATACTACCACCAAAAAATCCAGATGCTTTTTGAATTATTAAAAGGGCTTGTTGTCTTGCTATTATTCTAGCTATATCTCCTATAACTGATCTTGCAAAATCTTTAAAAGCAAACTTACCTGTCATAATACTATTTGCTAATGTGTCTGCAAATGAATTGAATGTATTTGTAAATAATCCGTCTAGTTGTTTTGTCATATCTCCTGCATCTTTAAGTGTTTGTGTAAATTCTGGAAATTTATTTTTCAACACTTCAGTTTGATCTATTATTCTTGTATTGACTGTAGCAAACGCCAACATTTCAGCATTAAAACCTGTTAAAGTGACTGTATTTTTTTTCTGTTGGAAAGATAATTCCGATTGTGCTTTTGCACCACTTTCAAGCATATCTGCGTTTATTTTTAAAGATTCTTTTATTTTGGTTGCTGATTTTTCTGTTTCCTCACCTAATTTGAACATAAGTTCAACATTTTCTTCCATGCCTTTTGCTAGTTCATCAACACTTAATGTTATTCCATCAATAGCTTGTGGAAAATTTTTACCTAGAAATTCATCTATTGCATCTGCTAACTCTGGGAATTCTTCTCTGATTGTGCCTAAACCAAAGCCTAGTGGTACAATATCAAGTAATAAATCTCTAACCCCTACATTAAAAGTATCAAATGATTGTTTTGTTGCACTTACAGATTTACCTAATAAAATTATAGAATTTGCTAAAGTTGTTCCAAGCAATTCAGCTATTTCATTAATAGTAGATTGATTATCTTCTAAAAATTTGTTTAAATCTCCAAGTTCATCTGTAAGTGTATCAATAAATTGACCAGATATATTTTTTTGAAAGTTAAATAGTTTATCTTGAAGCATAGACGCAGTACCTGTTAAGGTATTAGCTAATTCATCAGTAGCATTTGCAAACTTACCATTTCCAGAAAAAGCATCTTCAAATGCTTTTACAGTTTCATCTATTGATACTTTTGCACCTTCTTTAAAACCTAAAAGTTGTCTTACACCTTTTTCTCTAAAAATATCAGCGGCGGCTATACCACCAGAAAATGCTCTTTGAATTTGAGATCCTGCTGTAGCAAAATCTAATCCTGTGACAGCGGCAACATTACCTGTAATTTCTAATATTCTTGTGAGATCATTTGCATCTTTTGAAACAACAGCAAGATTACCAGATGCGGCAGTAATTTCTTCTAGTGAAAATGGAACTTTAGATGCAAATTGTGATAAATTATCAAAAGCTGTCTTTCCTTCTTCTACAGATCCAAATAAAAATTTAAACCTTACTTGTAAATTCTCAACTTCTTTACCAACATTGACTATTGATCTAACTGCTAATCCAACACCTAATCCGATTAAAGCATTTTTTACATTTAAAACTGATGTTTTTGTTTTTTCTAGGTTGCCTTGCACTTGATTTAGTGCTTGTTTAGATTTATCTCTAGCAAGAATATCAATATTTAATTTTTTTGTAGCCATTATCTTCTTTTACCTTGCATCTTTGCTTTATTCAATGCTTTTTGTTCTTCTTCATTTTTTAAAGTATAATATGCTATCCATGTATAAAATTCTTCTACTGGCATCTGTAGTATTTCACCGATAGTTTTGTGTAATTTTTCTGCTAAGAAATAGTAAAATCTAAAATCTTGATTATTATTTAGTTTTTTTTTAGCGTTTGAGTATCTGGTGAAGTACCAAGAATTTGACTTGCAACTTTACTTAAAATATCTGGATCTACAAATCTTTTCATTTTGATCTTAGCTTCAAGATCAAACATCTTGTCACCATCTTTTGTCAATGCTTTCTTTACAATAACATCAATGAGAACTGTTAAGCTGTTATCAGATGTGCCTTTGAATATCTCATCTTTCTCAATGAGAGTAAAAGGTTTAACATAGATCGCATCTTCACCAACTAAGTTCCATTCTGGAACTTCAATTATTCTTGTTTCTTGGTGCTTGAAATGTGTTATAGCACCTTCAAGAAAATCTTTTTTAGCCATATAATATTAGATATTATACAGATAAGTGAGATATGCCA